GTTTTGTTGAGCCTTTGAGTTTTCTCTTGAATAAGCTCTTCTTTACTTTTAAGCACAGGTACCATCGAAGAACGACAATTCCAGTGAAGAGGTGGTTTAAATCTGTTATCGTCAACATCGTAAAGTTTTCCGTTGTGGTGCGAGCAAATAGGGCTAGTGCGACTATCAAGGATAGCAGTAAACATAAACCCTTTAAGAATATCTTTATTGCTCTCTGCAACTTTAGTTAACGCAGCAGTTTGTGTAGAAGTAATAGAAGTTCGTGTAAGGGTTTTTGCTTGATGCTCTGTAATTTTAGTAGTACGCATAACATCAGCAATAATCTCTTTTTGACTTGCACCTCTAGCAAGACCTGCCTTTACTTTAGATTGTAACCTAACAAGTTCTCCAGAAGAAATGTTTCTTACAGTTTGCCTAATATTATTAGGGCCTTTGATGTTTGGTCCTGTAATTTCGGCTAAAAGTTCTTTAGACCTTGGTCGTTGAACCCTGTAAAAGTCTTTTACTTCTTTATGAAGGTTGTCACTATGAAAATCTAACTGAGAAGTAGAAAACTCTCTTAAAGTGTTGGTTTTATGAGCAAGAAGCTCAGTTCCAAAACGACTAACTTCTTTAGAAAGATCGGCTCTTACATTACCTCGCAGCAAGTCTTGCAAGTTACGCCTATGCCTTCGAATAATTCGTCTGTTTTGTATTTGAACACCCTCTTCATAAAGCCTCACATCTGTCATGTGATCGACAATACGATCAAAAAGTTTATCGTTAATATTCATCTAGTCCACCATTGTAGAGTAAGTTGATAAGCAGTTTTTAGACTTGCTTAGGTCTTTGTTTATTCTTCAAGTTGTACAGAATCATCCGAAACTTGATTAGCTGCTGATAAAGGGTCTGTTTGAATTTCTTCAACTGCCGCCTCATCGTCATAATCCGCAGGTAAGAAGTCATTGTACTTTGCGATATTAAGGAAAGTAGAGCGACTAATAATACCAGTTTGGTACCATTCAGAAATCAAACGCATAGCACCTTCACCACCAACCATAGGGGCAAAGTCACTAGACATTTCAAATTCAATGTCATTTGCAGTGTACTCGGTGTTGTACTTCCAGTTAAGCATAAAAGCAATAATTTCTCTAAACGTACCAGAAACTTTTGCGTTTAGCGTTCCTAGTTGCGCTGTTTGAGAAGCATTACGAATTTCCAAAGCAACACCAGAAGCGGCTTGTTCAGGGGAAAGCATACGAATCCCCATTTTAGCCATTTCTTCTACAGTTGCTTCAATGGCTCTATCCATATCTGCTAGCGCTGCGGTAGGGGTTTCTAGTACAGTAATGCTTTCATCTTTACGAACACGAAGCCAAGAACCTAACCCTGCATTAACAATGTCATCAAACTCTTCGTCTGTCATGTCAGACTGTACAATAGGTGTGTAGGTTGCAGCACCATATAACAGGTGATTACGCCGAGACACTTTGTTGTAGAGGGAGATCTCTCTGTCAATAATAGGCATGAGAACAGGCTCTACAGGCTCAAACTGTCCGTTCAAAGGCCAGAAAGGGATACGATCTAAACGTTCACCAAAGGACTTAGGTTGTACTGAGTTGATTTTAGTAAACTTAGTTTGATGACCAAACTCAACGTAGTCTTGTCGGGTTTCACCATTAAGAACTTTAATTTCATTATTACTGTCAGCATGTTCATAATAGTCAATGACTAGCTTACCTTGTTCGTCAAGGTAGTGGTCAGCAACAGTATCAACATAGTCAGGGTGCCAAGGGTTTTCTGCCGTGTATTTTCTTGTTAAGTACCGTGTTACAATCCTAGACAAAGTCTTTTGGCGAGTAACAGGGTGATTGTCTGTTTGAATATTAATAACGTTTTCAGCTTCAATTAACACCGGGTACGGTTTAATTTTATCTTTTTCTTCAGGCGAAAGGCTATCATACTCTTCTTCACTGATCTGAGGATAATCAACAAAAACCCAAGCTCGGGAAGTTTGAAGTTCTTCCCACAAAGCAACATCAAGGAAGTTAAACAAAGAACGACCATCCATTGTGAAGTCTGACTTAATCCAATCAAAAGCATCTTCGGGTAGTTCTTCTGGAAGCTTAAGGTGGGAGTCCTTACGCAGCAAAGCGCTAATAAGTACTTTACAATACTGAGCAGTAAGGCCGGGTAGCTCTGCCTCCGACTTAAAAAAGTCATACTGTTGTTGAGTCATAGTAGGGGAAAAAGGTAAAAGAAGATTAGAGTAATCTCTAGCAAGATACTCATCATGTGCTTTTACATTCTCTTGCCCTTGCAAGATTGCTCTAGACTTTTTCCAAAGAGGTTTTAGTGACTGATAACTATCACTAGGATCAGCAACCGACTTTTTAACATTTTTAGTTGGTTTAGTTAGTTGTGCCATAGTTTATTCCTTTTTGTGCTGAGAAACATTTTTGCACATTTCTATAAAGTATTCTTGATTATAGTGCTGTTTCATCATGTTAATATGCACATGCACAAGCTGAGTGTTGTCTTGTGTATAACCTTTTGAACTATCAATTCT